CTTGTGCCCAGATGTTATTTTGGTCGAGTGTTGCCATAGTGAACAACTTCGTACTCCGCAGTTGAAGTCAGTTTACGCCAAGGATCAACAATAACACTGCCTGGTTTGATCTCACAGTAGGGCTGGGTATCCAATTGATCGCCAGTGTATTCATAAGTGATTTTTCGATTGTGTGCCCAAAGGAACACCGCAGGATAATCAACACCGCCTACCACATTGGTTTGATCATCTGCCAACGGATCAATATAGACCACTTGATGTCCTGCTTGTTCTAGATAAAAACCAACCAAGGTACTGTAACTGCCAATACAATACGGAACGTCTGGCTTGTATGCTTTGCCATGAATCACCACGGGCAAATTGTTGCGAGTTACACTTTGATCCAACAAGAACATGGCCAAGTTTTTTGCCTGGATCTCTCTAGCATGCATCACTGTGTCAAACAAGTCGTAGCCAATGTCATATTCTTTGGCCAACCAACGCAAAGCAATGTTATCGCGTGGGTGGCAAGCGCCTGCATCCCCCATGCCTGCGGTCATGTACTTGGGTCCCATGATACGCATGGTGCTTCGTGCAAGGGCATCTGTGACCACATCCACATTGATGTGTCCAATACGCAAGGCAAAGTCTTGTACCATGTTGACTAATCCTACTTTTGCACTAATAAATGTGTTGTAGAAAATCTTGATGGCTTCGCATTCATCCCAGGTGCCAATTTCGTAGCGTGGATTGTTTGCCATGATAGTCTTGTACAGGTCAATCAGTTCTCCTGCCAGGGCATTGGGGTTGCCGTCTTCAGTGCCAATCATGACCATTTCAGGGTTGATCATGTCCCACTTGACCGAGCCCATGGCAATCAGATAAGGGTTGTACAGGAACTGATGTTGTGGATCCAGCAACGGAAAAAACTTGCGGCGTGTGGTGCCAGGCAATACGGTGCTGATCAACACAATCTTTTTGGGCGAAGTTGCATATTTGTTTATGTTCTTGATAGCATCAATCACAGCATCATGTCCAAAGTCTCGGGGTTCCATGTGGCTGCTGGGCACAGATCCATCGTAACCTTCTTGGTGCGGAGTTGGTACAGCAATAAAGATCCACTCACTTTGATTCACAAGTTCGTCAATATCACAAACTTTTACTGAGTCACTGGTTCGCGGGTAAATATCATACCCCCTTACTGTGTGCTGTTCAGCAAAGACTTCTGCACAGTCCAGGCCTAATTTTCCAATTCCGATAAATCCGATATTCTTCATATATGTCAGTTCCTTTAGATAGATTATACAACTTTTTGCATGACATTGTCGACCATGATATAATAATTTATCGCTTCACACCGCATGGCTCAAAAAAACTTGAGGATCTGTTGCCACTAGTGCCAGTTGTTCGCTGTTGGACCCAACGGATGTGCATGCCAGACGCCATTTTTCATGACCAAGAGCCTTTGAATTTTGATTTTTGGACCCGTAATGATTTTGAAAAAACTTGGCATTGGTACGTAGATACTCGATCAATCAAGCAAGATCCGCTGTATCATCATCCAGTACTAGTTAATTACTATGCCAGTTTACATCTAAAATCCAGAGTGTGGGTTCAGAATTTATATGACTATACTATATTGGTACATTCTGAAAAAAACAGCCAAGAAGTTAACACATATTTTCAACATGGATTTTTGCCAGTGTACTACTGGAGCCATGCTGTGATTGCAGCTGACTGGTTTAGATATGCTGCGCATGATCCTGTGTTGCAATATGACACAACCAGGTTTACCCAAGATTTTTTAATATATAATCGTGCCTGGTCAGGCACTAGAGAATATAGATTGGCATTTGTTGATAGACTAGTTCAAACGGGGTTGACAAACAATTGCCTTACCAGTTTTGCACCTGTGGATTCTGGGCTGCATTACAGCCAACACAATTTTGCAAATACTGATCTAGCAATTGCTAGAACTGATCTAGAAACAGTGCTGCCCACAAACGCACATGATTCCCGTGCCAGTGCTGATTACAACAATCAGGATTATGTACAAACTGGTATGGAAATTGTGCTAGAAACCTTGTTTGACGATTCACGACTGCATCTCACAGAAAAAGCTCTGCGGCCTATTGCCTGCGGCAAACCCTTTATGTTGATGGCCACGGCCGGCAGCCTGGAATATCTACGCAGCTATGGATTTGAAACATTTGGCGATCTTATTGATGAATCGTATGATCTTGAAACAGATCCTGTGTCTAGATTGGCCGCTGTGATTCAAGAAATGAGCAGGATTGCTGCCATGAGTTCGGCGGATAAAATTGTGTTGTGGAATCAATTACACCGGATTGCTGAGAGAAACAAACAGAGATTTTTCTCTGCTGAATGGCAGGCCAGCATAACACAAGAATATATTGACAACATGAATCAAGCCATGATCACAATGAATCAGCATTGCACTGGAAAATATTTGAAACAAACTCGAGAACTAGAACACACTATTGGTATCGCTAGCATTCGCTCAAAAGAAGAACTAGATTATGTATCAACGTACCTAGCTCTTAAGAACAGTCCCGGTCCAGGTGTCGGGCAATGATTCTGTCTTTAGACGTTGAATACGGGTGTTCAACTCGGTATAAAACGTGTCTAGGTCTCCGTTCCATTTGCCCTGTAAATGTTCCATGGCATCTTCACAATATTTCCAGTTGCGATTGCGATATTCAACCATGAGATTGGTGTGCAGATCATGAAAGTGATTCATTGCGGGCATGTCCTGTAATGGCACATGTTCTACAAGAGCATATGCAGTCATCGGAGATTCTTTTCCTTTGATCTCAAATGTATCCAGCTCCAGAACAATGTGTTTTTCTGCGGCAGAATGGCCAATCTCTTCTCCAAATATTATGTGCATGTCAATTCCTTTTAAATATGTATCATGAGCATGACCTTTGATTTAATTTCTGATTTACATTTGGACACTTGGTCTGAAGAATTCAACTGGCACGGGCAGCCCACCAGTCCTGTTTGTGTGGTAGCAGGTGACATAAGCCCAGATCCCAAAATAGTAAGAAACACGCTGAAACATCTGTCAAATTGCTATGCTGCTGTGTTTTATATTGACGGCAATGATGAGCACAGATATAGATATCACGAACTAGGAGAAAGTTATCGCGATCTAGCCAGAACAATCAGCAGATTGCAAAGAGTAACTTATCTCCAGGAAAATGTAATAATAATCGACGGTGTGGCTATTTTAGGAACCAATGGTTGGTGGGGCTATGATCTGGATACATCTATCAGTCGAGATGAAGGCAAACAACGCATGGTAGATTGGTATGGCCGAATCATGCCCGGGCACCCAATTGATCCTGAAGAACTCAGCAATTGTGCCAGAGCTGATGCTGCTTATCTGATCAGCAGTGTGCAGAAATTACAAACACACAATGATGTCAAAAAGATTGTGATTGTTACGCACACAGTACCGGGTGCGAATTTGATACAGCACGATATTGAGCTATCTGGTACCACACAATTCAACCACATGGGCAATAGACTCATGAACCTGGTGCGTACCAATGACACCGAACACAAGATACATACCTGGTGCTTTGGGCACTATCATGGGGCTGTGGATCAAAATGTAAATGGTGTGCGATTTGTCAACAACTGCCGTGGTCGAGGCGACACTCCGTACAAGCAGTCACCTTATTTTCCCAAAAGAATTGTTGTAGAAACATGAATCTAATACTCATTGCGTTAGAACAAGAAGCACCAAATCTGGCTGCCAGTTCTGAAGTATTTTATACAGGAGTGGGCAAGGTAAATGCTGCACTTGCGGCCGCGTCTCTGATTGAACGATTACGTCCTGACCGTGTGATCAACTTTGGAACCGCAGGAGGTATCACTGTGGGTACTGGGTTGCATCAATGCACTCAGTTTGTGCAACGCGACATGACCTGCGAGGCCCTGGGTTGTGTTCCTGGGCAAACACCTTTTGAACAAGGAACACATATTGGAAATATTCCAGGGCTGATATGCAGTACTGGAGATAATTTTGTTATGAATCCCAACCTGACTATACCAGCTGATCTAGTGGACATGGAGGCGTATGCCATTGCCAAATGCTGTTATCGACTAAACATACCATTCTTGTGCTGGAAATATGTCACCGACTCTGCAGATCAATCAGCACACGACGACTGGAACAAAACTGTGGCTGCTGGGGAGCCACACTATATTCGTCAACTGGAATTACTCGGCGTCAGGCTCTAGTTTAACTTGCAATGGATACTGCTGCTTTCTTGCACTTTCAGTAACCTCTACGCCTTTTTGTTCGGCGATTTCATAAGGCAACACTGCAACAATAGCTGATCCGTGTTCATGGATGCTTACTGTGAGTTCTGTGGCAGTTTCTTCAGTATATCCAAAAAATTCCACCAGACTCTCTATCACGAATTCCATGCTAGTGGTGCTATCGTTGATATAGATCACACGGTAAAGAGACGGCTCCTTGATTGCTTTTTTTGTTTTTGAAATAGTTGCTGCTTCTGCGTTTGCCATGTTGTTCCTTATGGAGTGGTGGAACGGTTCCACCACTGTATTTACACAAGTTTATTGTATTACAATTTGTAGGTAATAGCAATTGATTTGGGCTTTTGTTCTTCGGGAATTTCACGTTTTAGATGAATGTTAAGAATACCCAATTCAAGATGTGCATTTTCTATCTCAACGTGGTCAGCAAGTTTGAATTCTCTGCGGAAGTCTCTGTTGCTGATACCTTTGTGTAGATAGTTGGGCACAATTTGTTCACTGTCGGACTGATATTCTTTGCCTTCAATAATCAAAAAGTTTTTCTCTTTAGTTACTGAAAGATTATCAAATCCAAAGCCGGCCACAGCTAGGCTGATCATGTACTCGTCCTCGGTGATTTGGACCACATTGTATGGGGGATAGTTGCTGCTGGATTGTTGAGCACTCACACGCAAGAGTTCATCAAACATGTTATCAAATCCGATACCAAATTTGTTTAGTTGTGGAATGTCAAGGTGACGAAGGGTTAGTGTTTTTGTCATTTGTTTTCTCCTTTATTAAGCAAGATGACTAGTGTAGACCCCACCATGGGCATCTACAGCAGTATTTATTATACTACAGATCTGAATTATATTTTGTTATTTAGGTCAGATATCAGTCGGTAATTTGTCCAGCTTGGATACTTTGGGTCCAAGACCCAGGTCAGCCCAAACAATGTGTAATACTCGTCCAAATCAAAAGTTACTCGTAACTTGCATTTGATTATTTTTGTCTTGTAATTGACATTGTACTTGTTTGCCCAAGTGTCTAGTCTAGGAATAACTGTGCCCAATGCATGTGCTGCTGTCTGACCGCCACCATCCTTTGCCCATGCAAATTCAATGTACATTTTAGCTGTTTACAACCCGGAGTTCCTCGGGTTCTGCTATCTGATCCGTGTCAATTGACAGCACAGCGATACCTTGCTGGCGATATTGTGCAAGATGAAACATGTGCGGCAAAAGCACACGTTCTAGTTCACTGTGCAGACCCCGTGCGCCAGTTTGATTGATCAAGGTGCGCTCGGCAATCTCATCCAGTGCTGCCACAGTAAATGTCAAGTCTACGCCATCTTCAGAAAATAGCCAACGATACTGATCCACATAGTTGTTCTTGATCTCTGTGAGAATTCTAATCAGGTCCGCTTTGCGGAGTTGTTTCAAACTGACCCAGTTGGGGAAACGTCCAACAAATTCTGGAATCATACCAAACTTCACTAGGTCATCTGGTGTGGTCATATCCAGGTCGGCATCTACGGATGTTTTTGCAACCTGAGCGTTGAAACCAATAGAAGTTCCTTGCACACGATTTTTTACTATAGTATCTAGCCCCACAAATGCACCACCAGCAATAAACAAAATGTTCTTAGTGTCAATTTCAATCATGTCACCACCTGGATGTTTTCTGCCACCACCCGCTGCTGGAATACGACACACAGTGCCTTCTACCATTTTTAACAGTGCCTGCTGTACACCTTCTCCTGACACATCTCTAGTGATCGACGAGCTTTCGCCTTTGCGAGCAATTTTATCAATCTCATCCACAAACACAATACCTTGCTGTGTCTTGGCTACGTCGTTGCCCGATGCAGCATACAATCTAGTGATTAGACTTTCCACATCGTCGCCTACATATCCTGCTTCAGTAATTGATGTGGCATCAGCAATGGCAAATGGCACATCGAGATAACGTGCCACAGACTTGGCCAGTAAAGTTTTGCCTGATCCAGTGGGTCCTAACATCAAGATGTTGGCCTTGTCCATCTCAGGGTCTACGGTGGTCTTGCTGATGCGTTTGTAATGATTCACAATGGCCACACTGATCATGATCTTGGCAGCATCCTGACCAATCACATACTGATCAAGATAGTTCTTCAGGACCATTGGATCTAGTTTGGCTGATGGCGGTTCAGGCGGCACAACTGGTTCGTCAGTTGACAATAGTCCCTGACAAAAATCCACGCACTCGTTGCAAATGCCTGCATACTCACCAACAATAAGTTTACGTACATCATCTTTGTTTTTGCCACAGAAGCTGCACGAGGAATGGGTTTCTTTGATCATTATTTTATTCAGGAAGTTGTTGTATGCGTTGTTCGATTTGATCACGTTCACTGTCACTCAAAAGCTCAGGATCATACAATCCTTTTTCAATTTGAACAATCAAGTGATCTATGTATGCTATGTCGTAAGTATACTGGTCTTTTATAGAATTGTCAACTTTGATCCAGCCGGCACCGTTGAATTTATACAACACATTGGGAATAGTTGTGGTCAACACATAGCTATCACCCTTGACAGCAGTGTCGGGCAGGTGTGTTCCAAATCCAGACGTGGGCTCATGTGATGGCAAGAACTTTATCCAAGGCAGTTCATCTATCTGGCCAGCATCAAACAATCTTCGTTGATGCTTGAGTGTGTCTCCGGGGTTTTCCGATTTCCATTGTGTCATAGCTGCTTTGAGCTCTGGACTTTCTTCATCGGTGTCATCATCGTCAGACTCTGGCTGCGTTACTTCTACTGCTGCTTCTTGTGGTGCTGGAGGTGAATCGGGCTCGAACATCCAACCGGGCGGGTGCGGATCAGCAGGGAACAATTCTTGCCGGCTCACAAGTTCGCCAGTGGGCAAGTCTTGTTGTGCTCTTGCACGTAGCTGATCCAGTACTTCTGGATCTATAGGGCCGTCATCGGGTTCATATGCTGGTGGCTCTGATTCAGATTTTCGACTAGCACCACCTTCACGAGCCCATCTAAGACTTTCAGTAGCGGCCAACAACATCATGATAGCCAGCGGATCAAACACGCACACCAACAAGATTATGACCCAACGTACTGCACGTTCCAGAATGTTGGCATCAGGATTGTCGCCATAGATCAAGGCAGCGATGTACTTGATTGGACCAACTTCGGCTTCAATCTTGCGAAACTCTGCTCGTAGTGGGGCTGCTTCTTCATTGAGTTTGGCAACAGTTTTCTGTTCGGTGTCAATTTCAGCTATGAGACGAGCACGTTCTTTAGCTTGAGATCTGCGGATTTGAACAGCTTTCTCAGCACCCTTCTCATCTGCACTACGACCCATGACCTGGTCCACAGATTCATCCATTTGTTTCAGTGCTCTGCGATTGGCGTCAATGTTTTCCTTGGATGTTCGAATTTTTTCATCAAAGATCAAAACCTTGGCCTGACTGTCGCCACTCACAAGACTTTGATCACTGTGTGCTTTTGACAAAAAACCAAAGATACCCATGCTGGTGATCAACATCAGCATGATCACTGCAGACACTAGGTACAATTTCATCAACCATCTGGCTCGTACCCAGTACTCGTGCAGCCATATGGTCACAACCACCTTGGCCAATTCCAAGATGGATCCCATGATCATGATGGGTATCACTGCTGCTGCAAATATAGCTGCCAGGCCAGCAATACTGTAGTAGGCAGCAATAACACTGAGACTCAGAGCCACGGCTAGAGTTATAAGACTAAGGAACATAAGATTATTTACCGGATTTTATCTTGGCACTCACAGCGTACTTTACCGAGATCCAGGATGCAAATGACTGATCAGGAACGTCAAACCAAACTGGATAGACTGTTCGGCCGTCCCAGATGTTGTCTAGTTTGCGCTTGACTCTTGACTGGCTTTTCCAACCTGTGCCATACATTTTTTTTGCTTCACGCTGGATTGAGTACCAGACGTCGGTGCTTGAGATATCAAACCAAATACGGTGCATGACCAAGGGCGTTGATTCAAGAGAGCTGAGTGACTCGGACATGCTCGACGCAGCGGCCCCAATTTCAACAGACATATACATATCCTTTCACTGTGTTAGTCCTTATTGGCATACCCCCAGGTACCAGCCGGGTTTTGATTTTATTCAAGGACAGTGTCTCAACCTATGTGACTTATGTTCACATGCCACAGTAGCAGTGGGCCTAGGAATTCCACCGCACTATCAAACAGCACCATCTCCTTGGTCATGCACAGTAATTATACAGACCATATGATGACATGTCAAATTATTTGGCAGGATCCTCGACCAGTCCACGCCAGGCTGAGGGGCTGATTGCAAAGCCTTCTCGACGCCACTCTCGTCCATTCCAGTCAGCAAACATCACAAACGGCCAGGACATGACAACAACTTCGTAACTGCCTGTTCGAGCAGGAAGAGTATCACTATCATACCACTCAGTCACCGCAGGTGTTTTCACAGCATAGTCTGGACATGATACTAAACGTCCAGATCCATTTCGCCAGCTTCTTTCACAAGAGCCAGCACCTCATCCAGTGTGTTGCACAAAATTTTAGCGTTGACATAGTCGCCTTTCTTATTACGACCACCTGCTTCTACCATGAAACCATTGTCATAACGGTTAATGGTATATGATTCATTAATCTTTGTCAGCTTGTCGCTGAGTTTGTTCACTGTTTTTGCTGTTGCCATACTTTTCTCCTAAAAATTACTATTCATGCTTGATTAAATGATGCGTCCAGTCACAGCATACACCAACTGATCCAATGGTGCATCATAGTTTTTACCGTTGCGTCTAAGCATCCAGATCTGTTCCACTAGTTCTCTGCTATCGTATAGGCCATTACTCTCGGGCAATTCCCCACGACTTTCTAGTTCTTCAATCAGATCCTCTGTTTCAAAATCTTCAAGGTCAACATCAATATCAACTTCTTTATAAACTGTTTTACGCATGATTTTTCCTAAAAATTGCTATTCATGATTAATCGGGCTATGCCATTCTATCTACGTTTTGTCCTGCACGGTTCATTCTACGATTCATTTCAATTCTTGCTTGTTCGTCTACCTTGGCGTCGGCCTTTACACGTCGTTCTTCTAGTCTAAGTTCTTCGTGTCGCCGGTCCACCTTTTTGATTTCCATTTGCCGATACACTTCTGCATTTTGTGCAGTTACTCTACTGACTTCTGTCATAGTTTTTCTCCTGCTTCAAATCCACGAAAACGTACAAAGCGCGGAAATCTCAATGAGTATGATCCGTCTTGGTTTT